CACCCGATGCTGAAACTCCCCCCATGGGCGCACCGATGTCAACGCCAGAACCTAAGATGGGTTCTAAAGAAGCATCAATGATCAATCTCGGGATGGCTCAAGATTTGCTTGAGCAGTCTCTCGCAAACATTGGGTCCAACACAGAAGAAGGCAAGTCAATCCTGTCTGCCATTTCTACTCTGAACAAGATTCTTGGCCCACGAAAAAACAAAACCAACGAACTTCAACAATCTGAAATCATTCAGATGTTGCAATCTCTCCCTCAAGCTGGTGGTGCTACCCCTGAAGGTAAAGCCATGGCTGCTGGACCACTTCCTGGTATGACACCACTTGGTGGTGGAATGCCTCCACCCCCACCTCCACCTCCTGGTGGCGGTATGCCCCCCCCAATGTAAGGAGTTATCATGGACTTATTCAAACCCAGAGGTGCTTCACAACCTCGTAGACCTACTGACAACAACCAGAAAAATGGTGTTGTCATTAACACACCTCGCTATTCACAATTTGGTGGCTTGTCTAGCGCAAACAAAGCAGCTACAACAGGCATGAAAGTTGAGAAGCCTGGTGACGGCAAAAAAGTTATTTAACAAAGGTAAGAGGGTAACAAAATGGCTTCACTAGAAAATATGTCCCCAGAGCAACGAGATGAACTCGCTGCTTTAATGTCTCAGTTGGCAGAAACGCCTGAGACTCGCAAAGACATTTTGCGTTTGACCAAAAAAATTCGTCCTGGACTCACTGTTCCTGAATTGGAAATTGAGGACAACACCAACAATGCTCTTAGTCAAATGAGAGCTGAGAACGAGGCCCTCAAAGCCAAGTTTCAGCAAAGAGAGGCTGTTGAGAATTTGGAAAAACGCAGACAAGAACTTGTTAAAAAAGGTCTTGCTAGTGAGGCAGATGTGCCTGAGATTGAGAAAATCATGTTGGAGAAAAAGATTGCTGACCACGAGACAGCAGCCGAGTATCACAACTGGATGAAACAAGCTGCTAAACCTACACCTTCTGGATACAATCCTTCCGCTATTCGCCAGTTTGATCTTGGCAAGTATTGGAAGGACCCAAGAGGTGCAGCGCAGCAAGAGGCTGTTAGGGCTTTCGCAGATTTGCGTAAACCTCAACGTCCTATTGGTTTGTAAAAGAGGGTAATCATTTGTTTGGGCAGAAATGCCCGTCTTTAAGGAGCTAACTATGGCTATTGGTGGCGGTATTCTGCCTCAAACAGGGTCAAGTCAGTTTACGGAATTAACTTACGTTACAAGACGTGCGTTCATCCCCAAACTGGTTGTACAACTGTATAACTCTACGCCTCTCATGGCAGCGTTGATTGCTAACAGTCAACAAGCCAGCGGTGGTGTATCTTCTGTAACCGTTCCCGTCCAAGGCGCACAATTTGTGAACGCTCAATGGTCTGACTACTCTGGCTCTTTTGCCCAGCCGTCAGTCCAGCAAGGTGCTTACAATGCCGAGTACGACCTCAAGTTGATGATCTCTCCCGTACCGTTCCTCGGTATGGAAGGTGTGGCTCAACAAGACGCTGCTATTATTCCTTTGATCGAAGCTCGTATGAACGATGCGACCAACGTGATGATGGATGCGATGGCAACAGCTTTGTACAACAATACCACAAACAATCAACAGTTCATCGGATTGCCCGCTGCTGTGGATGATGGTACTGGTGGTGCTGCTTACCAAACGACTTACGGTAACATCAACCGTTCCACATACACATGGTGGCAGTCCAAGGTTTACAACGCTGGTAACGTAAACCCCACAAGACAAAACATTCTCCAATACATCTCTGGAACAGTGAAAAAAGGTGCAGAAATGCCCTCATTCGGTGTTTGCGGATTTGGTACTTGGACTTTGTTGGCTCAAGACTTTGTTGGTCAAGAGCAATACGTCATCACACCTGGATCAGGATTTGACGGTGACAACAACGGCCCTCAAGCTGCATTCAGAGCTTTGATGGTTGCTGGTGTGCCAATCTATCCCGATCCATATTGCCCAGAAGGCACAGTGTACTTCCTGAACACCAACTACTTGAGCTTGTACATCCACGAGCAAGGTTCATTTGTGTTTACAGGGTTTGAGTCCACTCTTCCCAACTGGCAAATCGGTTATGTCGGCGCTGTTCTTATGATTGCTGAATTGGTGTCTGTCAAGCCCAAGGCAATGTCTAAGATCACTGGCTACAACTACTTGTCACTATAAGGAGAATTTGAAATGGCATTAGCTCTTAATAAAATTATCCTTGCCAGTGCAGTTGCCAATACGCCAGGTGCGTATTTTCAGCTCACTACGACACCCGCAACAACAGTTGGTAACGTCATTCCCGCTGGTGTTTACATTGTGTTTCCCACTGCCAACGTGACCATCCAGGCCACATCAGCAGTTAACACAAACGGTAACATCACTGCGGTATCTACCGTGTTGGCTAACAACACTGGTGGCATGATTTTCTCTGACGGTGTTAACGTGTTTGCTAACTCTTCTGTTACCAACGCTACAGTTACTTTGTTGACTGTTGACGGTGGACAGAGTGTGTCTGGCACTTACAACGCATCATAAGGAGTGAACCATGGCTAGTCCCGATTCAGTTGGTCAGTATTACCTGGATTCCTTTGGGAACGGTCGCATTGGTTCTGCTCAAGTTGTGTCTATGGCAACAGCGGGTAACGCTGTTGTCAGCATTCCAATTTTGACTGGTGGTCTTACAAATTCAGGAAACATCACAGGTTCTGGTTCGGTTATTATCCGTAGAGTTACGGCTAACAATCCTTCTGGTACTGTTGCTTCTGCTTATGTGAGCATTACAACCAGCAACGATGGCAACGCTAGTAATGCAGTTGTTGCCAACGTGGCTTTGAGTAACCTTTCAGCCGTTGGTTTATACCAAGACTTGACAGTAGCAACACCTTATTCGACAACAACAGCGATTACTGGAAACAAAACACAGGCACTTTATGTGAATGTGAATGTACCTTCTGGCAATGCAAACACTGTATCCTTCCAGGTATACGGTGACGTTGTGACGTTCTAAATGAATGTATTTGTAACCAATTATGGAGACACCCCCCTGACCATTGGTTGGGATGGTGTTCTCTATAACTTTGAAAAAAACGTCACAGTAGAAATTCCAGAAGGTGCTGCTCGTCAGCTTTTTGGATATGGCTGTGAAGACAAAGAATTTGTGCTGGTTCGCCATGGATGGATAAAACTCCACAGCGAACTGGAAGAAGGACTTAAAATCTTAGAGCAGTTCGTCATAACAAACGAACCGCCAGTACAAAACAGCTCGTTACCCTCGGCTGTAGGAGCAATACCCTTGCGGATCAACAAGTCCGCTGGGGGAAAGTCCTCTATTAAGCGGGTAGCTTAACCATGGACCTCGAATGGCAACCCTCAATGATTACCTGTCTCAAGTTGAGAACCTGTTGCATGATGTTAACAATGTTTTCTGGACGCAAAACCAGTTAACAACGTACATCAACGAGGCCAGGGAAAGAACTGTCCGAGACACTGGTTGCCTAAGAACCCTTCAAACTACAACTGCCCCCCTAGCGTACAACACCAGCACTAGCACTGGTGTTTCTCCCACGTTATGGCAAGGTAACACAGCTGTTACCGCTGGTCAGTATGTGTTTTCTAACATTTATACCTATGTGTACACTCAGAGTGGCACATCTGGTAGTTCAGCGCCCGCATATCCTACGGGAACCAATCCTTTCCCTCCTACTACGCCTTTTGCAGATGGCACAGCCATGTTGCAGTATGTAGGACCCGCTGAAATCATCAACTTTAACTCATTACCTCAACAGTTAAATGTCTACGATATTGTCAACATTAACCTTTACTGGGGCAATTCTCGGATACCTCTTCGCTATTTGCCCTGGTCTAATTTCACAGCGCAGTTGCGGTACTGGCAAAATTATGTGGGTAGACCCATTTGCTTTTCAGTGTACGGTCAACAACAAATCTACATTGCCCCCATCCCAGATCAGCAATACTACATTGAAGTAGACACCAACATATTGCCCAATCCTTTGTCATTGAGCAGTCCAAATACTGTTGACAACATCATTGATCCGTATTCAACGGCTGTGCAATACTATGCAGCGTACAAAGCCAAGTTTTACGAACAATCTTACGGTGAGTCTGAAATCTTCAAACAACAATACGACAAACACATTTTGAACGTACTTAACAGCACGTTTACTAGAAGAATTCCTGATCCTTATAGTTCTGGAGGTTGATCATGGCCTCCGCAGAACAAAAGAAATCTTATGCGGTCATTAAGAACTTTAAAGGTCTTGACACCAAGGCCAATAGGACCGCTATTGATAAAGATGAGTTTTATTGGATAGAAAATGCCATGCCTATTGGGGCTGGCAATATGCGCATTATTCCTACCAGCTCTAACGTCAGCAACGCTGGCAATAGCGTGGTGTTTACCAGTAATGTCACAGCTCTTTATTCTGCCAATATTAAAGACGATTATGTCGTTGCTTTTGAGTCTGACGGCAGTGCACAAGGTTATGACTTACAAGGCAATGCAATGGTCACCATTGCAAGTGCTGGAACTTTGTCAAACACGGGTGTAGCAGCTGCTCAGTACCAAAACACGGACCTTTTCATTGGTGACCCCACCAAAGGTTTGTACGATTGGAATGGCACAAGTTTAATTCCTGTCGGGTCTGTTGGCCTAATTGCCATTACCAACCCTGGCATCAATTACACATCTGCCCCTAACGTCACAATTTCTCCCCCAGACAATGCAAACGGAGTTCAAGCAACAGCTGTTTCTAGCATCACTTCTGGTTCTGGTGGTGTTTTAAGCATTCAAATGACCAACACGGGTTCAGGCTATACGTCTGTGCCTAAAGTTATTATCAGTACACCTGATGTACAGGGTGGAAACACAGCTGTCGGTGCAGCTACTATTTCTGGTGGCAATGTGGTTGCTATTTCCGTGGTTTCACCAGGTTCTGGTTATCTAAACCCCCCGTCTGTAACCATTTCTGGGGGTGGTGGTTCTAGTGCAACTGCCAACGCAACCTTATCCACAGGCATTGTTAACTCAATTACCCTTACAAATGCGGGTAGTGGGTACATCAACCAGCCTAGTGTGACCATATCAGGCGGTGGGGGAACAAATGCGTCTGCTATCGCTGAATTGGTGACTTTTGCCACGGGCACAGTGTCTATCCAGGTAAATAATGGTGGTTCAGGATATGGGCCTTATGGCAATTTAGCGGTCACCATTACAGGTGGAAATGGTGTAAACGCCAACGCAACTGCTATTATTAGTGGTAATGTGGTCACAGAAGTAGTCATGAACAATTATGGTTCTGGTTACACAGTTGCTCCTACTGTCAGCATTTCTGGCGGTACTGGAACAGGCGCAAACATTACGGCTACGGTCAATACCAACAAAATTGTGGATGTAGCCACTTTTAGCGGTCGTGTTTGGGTGGCAGCTGGTCGTACAGTGTACGCATCTGCCTCTACAAGTCCCACAGATTTCACTTCTGTATCCGCTGTGGCGTTCAACATCACGGACAGTACGCTACACGGCAACATTCAGGGTTTGTTGTCAGCCAATAACTTCTTGTATGTGTTTGGCGATGACAGTATCAACGTGTTTTCTGACCTTCAGGTGACTGCTACGGGGGCTACGGTGTTTACCAACACCAACGTGTCAGCGTCTATTGGTACTAAGCGAATTTACGCCATATTCCCGTATTTCAGGTCCGTTTTGTTTATGAACGACTACGGTATTTATGCCCTTGTTGGTTCTACAACAACTAAGATTTCAGACCCGCTAGACGGTATTTTCCCTTACATAGACTTCAGCAAGCCTGTAACGGCTGGTCAAGCACTGCTTAACAACATTTTGTGTGCGGTGTTTAACTTCTATGTAAACAGTTCTTTCCCGTTTGGATCTGGTGGATCACGGTACATACAGTGTGTGTTCTTTGAGAAGAAATGGTTTGTTACCAGCCAAGGAGCTGTATCGTATGTCACGTCTGTACCTTATAGTGGCACAGTCAATTTGTACGGAACAGATACTAATAAAGTATTAAAACAACTGTATAGTGATAGTTTAAGTCCCATCAACAGTTATATACAAACTGCTTTGCAAGATATGGGTGACCCCATACGGACAAAACAAGCATTGAAATTTGCGGTTGAGGCTACGTTAACTCAAGGTGGTATTTTTGATGTCACAGTGGATTCAGAGATTGGTTCTAGTTCGCAATACGTTTTGACAAATGAAGTAACTTGGGTTAACAATCTTTTCCAAACAATCGGTTGGACAAATAACTCGTCTAAGACGATAATTTGGACATCATCAAATGGATATGCGTTGTACAAATCAGACGCAGAGCAGTACGGTAAGTATTTAGGGTTAACCATGACCAGCAGTTCGCCAGCGTTCATTGTTAACACGTTTGAGTTTGAACACGAATTAAGAGTGAGGTTCTAAAATGGCAGTTTATTACACGTTTGGAAATGCTACAGCTGCGATACCTTTGTCTCAGCTGGACAATAACTTTGCAACACCTATCACAATTGGTAACGTGTCTGCTCAATTGGGTAATACGGTTGCAACTATTGGAAACCTTACTTTAGCAAACGTCACTATTCAAAGTGTTTCTGCTGCTATCACACCAGCTGAGGGTGGTACAGGATTAACATCTGTAGGCACATCTGGAAACGTGCTTGTTAGTAATGGTACAGCTTGGTTGTCGCAAGCTCCAGCTGCTGGTGTGTCTTTGTCTGCCAATAACACTTGGACAGGCACACAAACATTTAATGGATCATCCAGCATATTGGCTACTGTGTTGCTAGATTCTGCTGAAACTGTTAACGTAGTTGGATCAGCTCCATCAAGCACAACTAACTTCTACATTCAAAGTGGTTCTGTACAGTACTACACATCAAATGCCGCTAACAACTGGACACTAAACATTGCGTTTAGTTCAGGCACATCATTGAACACGGCTTTGTCAACAGGGCAGTCTGTGACGTTTACTTTGATTACAACTCAAGGTTCAACAGCTTACTACAACTCAGCAGTTACGATTGATGGCACATCAGTAACACCCAAGTGGATTGGTGGTGCTCCTAGTGCTGGTAATGCAAGTGGAAATGACGTCTATAGATATGTTGTAATAAAAACAGGAAGTGCCACATATACGGTTTTGGCAAGCCTTACACAATACAAATAAGGATTAGCAATGCCACTTCAGCAAACTTCAGGTAATGTAACGCAAGATGCCTATGGTGGTGGTAAGGCAGTTGTGCCTACTTATGTAGAAAATGTGTTTAGCACTTATCTCTACAATGGTACAGGCGCAGTTCAATCAATTGTTAACAACATTGATTTAGCAGATAATGGCGGTTTAGTTTGGATCAAAGGAAGGCAATCAGGTTCTTATACGTTTAACAATTTATTGTTTGATACTGCAAGAGGGCCGAACATTTCTTTGATTTCTAATTTAACAATTGCTCAATATACATGGACAGATCATTTAAATTCATTTAATACTAATGGATTTACATTAGGTGTAGATACTGACGACGATGTAAATAATCCACCAGGTTACAAATTTGCATCTTGGACATTTCGTAAACAACCTAAGTTTTTTGATATTGTTACATTTACTGCTGATGGAAGTGGTAATGCTTCAATATCTCATAATTTAGGGTCAATACCCGGTTGTATTATTACAAAGCGCACTAATGGCTCAGAAAATTGGATTGTTTATCATACTGGTTATAACAACGGAACAAATGCAACACATTTTGAATCTTTCTTAAATACCTCAGGCGCAGCTATTGATGCCGGATATGCTTTATATTCAGCCACATCAACAAACATTTCCTATATAAATTCAAATTTAACACCTAGTGGAACTTATGTCGCATACATATTTGGAGCTGGTGGCACAGGTGGTTTTGGATTAACAGGAACACAAGATATTATTAGTTGTGGGTCTTTTACTACTGATGGAAGTGGAAATGCAACTGTTAATCTTGGATGGGAACCTCAATGGATTTTGTATAAAGAATATGATGCTGCAAGCGGTTGGATTATTGACGATACTATGCGTGGTTTGTCTTATGTTGGAGAACAAAGACTTTCTGCAAATTCATCTGGTGGTGAAATAAATGTAAGCCCTGGAGCAATAGTTCCAACTGCAACTGGATTCAATGTAACAAATAGCATTCTCCCTGGTTCAACAAGTTGGATTTACATAGCCATACGCAGAGGCCCAATGGCTACTCCTACTACTGGTACAAGCGTATACAACCCTGATACATATACAGGAAATGGCTCTGCTTCTAGAGTAATAAATTCTTTACAAGTTACTGATTTAACAATTTCAGGTGGTTTAAGTGGTTATCAAGCATTTTCTAGTCGTTTGATTGGTTCTGCGTATCAATTTAGTAATAGTCCTAACGCAGAAGCAACTGGAAGAATATACTTTGACCAAGAAAATGGCTACCGAGTTGGGGATGGAACATCAGCATATCAAAATAATAGTAGTGTTAACTACATGGACAAAGCATTTGCTAGATCACCTGGATTCTTTGATATTGTTTGTTATACAGGAGCAGGAAGCGCAACAACACAAAATCATAATTTAGGTGTTATACCACAATTGATGATTTTTAAAAGCAGATCAAATACAGCAGATTGGTTTGTTTATTGCGCTTATAGTAATGCTGGTAGTGGACCGGAAGCAACAACTTTACGACTTGATTCAAACGTTGCAGCCGCAAATAGTACTAATTGGAATAGCACACCACCTACTTCAACACTTGTAAACTTGTCTGGATTTTTAGTTGGCTCTGGACAAACTTACGTTGGATATTTATTTGCAACAGTATCAGGTGTTTCTTATGTAGGTTCATACACAGGAAACGGAACAGGACAATCAATAGCTTGTGGATTTGGTGCAGGTGGAGCACGCTTTATTCTTATCAAGCGTACTGATTCAACTGGAGATTGGTATATGTTTGATTCTGCAAATGGATTGACTTCTACTTCAAGTCCTTATGTTTTAATTGACACTACTTCTTCACAAACCACAGGAAACAATGGTGTATACGCATCTAGCGGTGGGTTTACATTGGGTTCAACCGCTTCAACAACCACAAACATTTCATCAGCAAGTTACATTTTCCTTTCAATAGCATAAGGACAAAAAATGCAAATCAGAATTAGACAAACAGGACAATTAATGTATGAGGAAGCCTTTAGGCAATACATACAACAAAACGGTGGCCCATCATGGGGTCAAACCACAACAGATATTCTCAATGAATTGGGTGCTGACGTTGTTTTTGATGGCCCACAACCCACTTTGACACCTCCTTATCAAATTGCAGTTCCTAATGGTGTGGTTGAAGAAAATGGTCAATGGTACACATCATTCATTGCTGGTCCTGTGTTTACAGACACAACAGAAGATGGTGTGACCACAACTGCTGCCCAACATCAAGCTGCTTATCAATCTCAGATGGATGCAACACAAGCCACATCTGTTCGTGCTCAACGTGATGAAAAGTTAACTGCTTGCGATTGGACACAAGCACCTGACAATCCAATGGCTAGTGCAACAAAAACTGCTTGGGCAACTTACAGACAAGCGCTGAGAGATTTACCTAAAGAAGCAGGCTTTCCTTGGACTTTTGCCTGGCCTACCGATCCAACAGGAGCAAAATAATGTCTGTATCCGCACCTTTTGCCCCTTCTGGTAACACTGTAGTCATTACAGCGTCTACTACTGCACCCGCACCTGTACAAGTGTCTTCTACAACACTTGGTAGCAATCAATACAGAATCATCAATTCTGGTACTCAAACAGTTATTTTAGGATTTGGTCAAACGTCTGCGCTGGCAGCAGCTGGTGGAGTCATACCTACAACCACGCAAAACAATTGTTTGCCGTTGTTGCCAGGTACAGATGAAATTATCACGTTTGCACCTAATGCGTACTTTACGGCTAATGCAACGTCAAGCACAGCAACAATTTACATTACTCCTGGGGATGGGGACTAATCATGTTAAAAACAGTATCTACTGGTGGAACAACGGGGCAGTTATCGTATCAAGGCACATGGAATGCCAATACAAACACGCCTACTCTTGTCTCTGGCACAGGTACTAAAAACAATTATTATGTTGTTTCCGTTGCGGGTACAACTACGTTAGATGGCATATCTACATGGTCTGTAGGGGACTGGGCTATCTTTAATGGCACAGTTTGGGAAAAAGTATTAGGCGGTACTACTGAGTCTTTTGCCAACATTGCGGTGACAACAGCCAGTGGTTATATGTTTGCCAATGGAACATCTAATGTTACTGCTCAACCCAATATTCCTGTTGCAAACGTCACTGGTGCTGTACCCAATACTGTTTACATCATTGCTGGAACTGGATTGACAGGAGGTGGTGCGCTAACAGGAAACGTCACCATTAGTGCATCTGGTGGCACTAACGGAACAGTTACACAAGTACAGGGTAATGGTTCTGTCAATGGAATTACATTAACAGGTAATGTCACCACGTCAGGTAATTTGACTTTAGGTGGAACATTATCAGGTATTACCAATAGTCAGTTACAAAACAACTCTGTAACGATTGGAAATGCTACGGTTGCATTGGGTAGCACCATTGCAAACGTAGGTAATGTAACCATTGCAAACGTCACGATACAAAGTGGCAATGCAACATTAACAAATGTTACTGCTCAAAATCATATTGCAACAGCAAATATTTATGCAAACGTAACAGCTGGTGCATTTTCTTACGGAACGCTTGGTTATTCAGATGTTGGAATTCTTGCGTCTTATGCAAACAGTTCTAACAACTATGTTCAAATTGTTTTGCAAAACACAAGCAGTGGTACAAACGCATCCAGTGACTTTGTGGTTGTAAATGACACGGGTTCAGCTTATGCGGATTTTGGCGTTACATCTAGCCAATACACGGGAACAGGTTCTTTTTATAAACCCAATGCTCCTTACCTTTATGCTGGTTCTGCCGATCTTTATATTGGTACTATTACTGCAAATGCTATTCACATTGTTGCCAATAATGCAACAACAGATGCCATAACAGTTGCAGTTAACAATGCTGTAACTATTCCATCTTTATCAAGCAGTAATGTAACCATCACTGGTGGAACTATCAATGTCACTACTGCAAATGTTAATGCAACTACTGCCTCTACTGCCACTTATGGTACTGCTAGTTTGCCTCTCCAGCCTTTAGGATTCATGGAAGTTGATCTTAATGGTACGGTTGTAAAAGTGCCTTACTATGCGGTGTAAACATGAACCAAAACGACTTAGCCTATGTTGAGTTTGGAGACAAAGAAGGTCTTGGAAGGCTCGTGTTCGAGAACTTTCAGCAACACAGGCTGTTCTGGCAAACGCTAAACAGAGTGGGTGTAGCTACGCCTTTCTACCCTATAGAAGAAGCTAATCCAGACAACTTAGATGATTGGTTGCTAATCCACAATCAGATGCACGAATCTTTGGCAAAGATACTTAACCTTGCCAACCCTTTCCAATTGTTAGATGCGGATTGGAACGTGGAAGAAGATTTCTATGATTGGATTGGTGTGCATCAAGACATTCACCAACAGATAGCCCAGGCTTTAAAGGTGCAGTAATGGCAAGAATGGAACCCATACAAATACTGGAAAAGAGCTTACAAGGCTCTCGTCAGGACCCTGTTCGTGTCCACAATGCCATAGCTAAGTTGGTCAAAACTGACCCTAAATTTAGAGTTATGAGAGCTGGAAACACCCTTTTTAGCTATTACAACAAAGGCAATGGTGTTGCAGACGTTGCCATGGATACCGCTGATACCCCCAGAGAATTAGTGAAAAGCATCAAAGAATTTGTAAAAGCCATGAAAGCAGCCAATTTTAAGCAAGGTCGGTTTTCTATATCTAATCCACAAATAGAAAAAATATTGAAAATGATTGGTGTTCAATATCAACTGATGCCCACTCCTGGTGGTCAAATGATGGCGGTGGTGAACGTATGAGTAATGCAGTCAATGATGTAGTCAGTGATGTTGGCAACGCTGTTAATGCAGTGGTTAATGACGTTAGCAATGTCGTTCAAACCGTTGTTGACAATCCCATACCTATCATTGAAACGGTTGCGGTTACTCTTGCTGTTGGCCCAGAAGGTTTAGACCTTGCATCTACTTTAGGTGCGCCCGCTACAGCTGCTATTTCTAATGCTGCCGTGACTGCTGCCAACGGTGGCAGTGTTGATCAAATTGCTCAATCTGCTGCTGCTGCCGC